CAGCCGTATGGTTATTCTTCCTGTTGCAACGGTACAGGAATTTAGAACTCAAGCAGTTAAGGTCTTAGAGAAACATCTTGCAACAGATGAGAGTGAAAGACCTCCTTTGATGCTTTGTTTAGATTCTCTTGGTATGCTTTCAACTAGTAAAGAAGTAGAAGATACTTCAGAAGGTAAAGATACAAGAGACATGACCAGAGCTCAAGTTATTAGAGGAGCTTTTAGAGTTCTTACTTTAATGTTAGGTAAAGCAAAAGTACCTATGTTGGTAACTAATCATACATATGAAGAGATGGGTTTGTTTCCAACTAAAAAAATGGGTGGTGGAATGGGTCTACGTTTTGCTGCTGATGTGATTCTGTTCTTATCAAAAAAGAAAGAAAAAGATGGAACTGAAGTGATTGGTAACATCATCCATTGTAAGAATGAAAAGAATAGGTTTACTAAAGAAAACAAAATGGTAGATGTTCTTCTTACATATGATAAAGGTTTAGATCGTTATTATGGTATGCTTGATTTAGCTGTTAAATACGATATATTTAAAAGTGTTTCTACTAGGATTGAATTACCAGATGGATCAAAAACGTTTGGTAAAACTATTAATAAAGATCCTGAGAAATATTTTACTGAAGATATCTTGAAACAAATTAATGAAAAGTTGAAAGATGACTTCTTGTACGGAGCTGGTAATGAGTAATATTGAAAGTTTTTATCAATTATGTCCTCATCCTGAAAAACCTGATGATGAAAAAGAAGTATGTCTTAAAATCGTAGAAGGTCCATTTAAAGATTGTATTATACAATATGGTAAAGTTAAAGTAAAAGCTGATGAAGATAATAATGATGAGTTGAAAGCAGAGTATGAATATGATATAATATCTGTTCCAGAAGAAATAAAAGATAAGGAATTTACTGATGAAGAGGGTGAGGAATTTGAACAAAAAGTTGGTGAAATAATGATATATCTTTTACAGAAAAGTGCAGAGGAGAAACTAAAACAAAATGACACAAAAGATAGAGACCCTGATATTATCACATTTAGTACATAACGAGGAATATGTAAGAAGAGTTCTTCCATATCTTAAGCCAATTTATTTTGAGGATCATACTGAAAGATTGGTTTATCAAGAAATAGAATCTTACATAAAAAAGCATAATGGTGTTCCTTCTAAACAAACTCTTCTAATAGAGTTGGATCAAAAAGAAGGATTGAGTGAAAATGATTTTGAACTGACGACAAATTATGTCAACAATATCAATAAACCTGATGACTTAGAAGTATCATCATGGTTAGTTGAACAATCAGAAAAGTTTTGTCAAGACAGAGCAATTTATCTTGCTGTTGTTGATTCTATTAATATATTAGAAGGTAAGAATAAAGATTTAACTAAAGGTGCACTTCCAGAATTATTGTCAACAGCTTTGGCTGTATCTTTTGATCCTAATGTTGGTCACGATTATATAGAAGATGTAGAAGATAGATATGATTTCTATCATCGTGTTGAGGAAAGGATAGAGTTTGATCTTGAATTATTTAATAAAATTACAAAAGGTGGGCTTCCTACAAAAACTCTTAATATATGTCTTGCTGGAACTGGTGTCGGTAAGTCTCTTTTTATGTGCCATCATGCTGCTTCTTGTCTAGCCCAAAATAAAAATGTATTATACATTACATTAGAAATGGCTGAAGAGAGAATTGCTGAAAGAATAGATGCCAATCTATTAGACGTTCCATTAGATCAGTTAATGGAATTACCTAAAGCAATGTATGTTAAAAAGGTAGAAAAATTGAAGACAAAAGGTAAGTTAATTGTTAAAGAATATCCTACTGCATCTGCATCTACTTTACATTTTAAAGCATTACTTAATGAACTTAAATTGAAACGAGACTTTGTACCAGATATTATTTTTGTCGATTATCTCAATATATGTAGTTCTGCAAGGATACGTTCTGGATCTAATGTTAATACGTATACATACGTTAAGGCTATTGCTGAAGAATTAAGAGGAATGGCAGTTGAGTTTGATTTACCTATTGTGAGCGCAACTCAAACTACAAGACAGGGATTTACATCCTCTGATTTAGGTTTAGAAGATACTAGTGAAAGTTTTGGATTACCTGCAACTGCTGACTTTATGTTTGCATTAATTAGTACGGATGAATTAGAAGAGATAAATCAAATACTTGTTAAACAGTTAAAGAATAGATACAATGATCCTACCTCTAATAAAAAGTTTATAGTTGGTATTGACAGAGCTAAGATGAGATTGTATGATGTTGAACAAAAAGCTCAAGTTGATTTAGTTGATAGTGGTCAAGATGATGTGCCAGCTTTTGATAAGGCAACTAATGGTCGTATGTCCAAGAAAAAAGATTTTTCAGCGCTTGTTTTTGATGCTTGATAAATATAATCATGGAAGATTCAGAAAGGTTGTCATACATCTATGGTGGTGTTTCTGTCGCTAAAAGTGCAGTTAAAAAATACACTAGCGCACTTCTAAAATTCCCTCAAAAAATTAATTGGACTAAAGTTTCATATAAGATGGGACAAGTCCTTGAGCATTATGTAAATGATACAGACATATTCATTTATATTAGTGCTCATCCTACCTATGATTTCTACGATACATGTATTCATGGTCAGGCTTCTGTTCCAAACAGATATGATTATGAAAAAGATATAGAAATACATGTTGACATCTCAGAAGACTTATTTTACAATAGAATATTGATTACACCTGAGTACATTCAATACTTTGAAAGAATGTTTGTATTGACTTTTATTCATGAATTGACACATACTACTCAATATGATGATAAAGTTAAGGAACAACTATCAGGAAGTAAACGTGAACAATATTTGTCTAGCAGTTTTGAATTGGATGCATACTCAACAGAATGTGCATATGAAATGCTTCAAAATGGTGGTAAGAGAACTACAACTGAAGCATATTTAAGATATAATTCAGTAAGGGATAGACAAGTATTTCGTAAATTTAGAGATATGGTTTTAGAAAAATTTACATATTTGAAAAACCATAAATAGAATTAATAATCGTATTCTATAGGTATGTTTAATGAAATCATTTAATGAATTTACAAATTTACAAAAGTTGATAGAATCATCGTCTAAACAAGAACTCTTAATACTATTAGAAAGTTCTTCGGAAGCATTGAAAAATTACATAAGAAATGCATTAGAAACAATTGATGATGTTGATAGGTTAAAAGAAATTTATAAAGGAATTGCAGGTCCTGTAGTAAGACAAAAAGCAAGAGATTTATTTGCAGCTAGAGGAATGAACGATTCGAAAGGTATTGCAGCTGCTGATCAATTAGCTCAAGTTTTAAATGATAAAACAGCTGTTGCTCAATTTAAAACAAAATTGTTAGATGAATTAATAAAAGGTGAAGCTATTGACATACAAGGTATCATTACAGACGCTGCTAGTAAATTAACATTCATGACTTCATCATCCTATATTAAAGGTAAGTCACCTTTATGGAAAGATAATAGTTTCTATAATTGGTTTTGGAATTGGGAACCTCCTATGGGTGGTAGAGCTGTGGGTGGTGGAGAAATGGCTATGATACTTAGTGTTCCTGGTGGTAAAAAAGGTGGTGAAGGTGGTGTAGGTGGTGATGTAGCTTTACCTGGACAAATTATAGAAATGAAAAAAGCTGTTGGTGAAGGTAAAGGTGGAGGAGCAGGGTTTGGTAGTAGTAATAATTTTGATAATGCTAAAAGAACTTATTTAAATTTTGTGAACAATACACAGGGATTGCCTGATGAAATAAAAGAACAGGCTGAAGCTTTTGGATTTGGAGGACCTAAATCATCTTCATTATTTAAAGGTCAAATTACAAATGTAACTGATCCTGCACATAGATTTTCTGCTACTATGAATGCTATAACAATTCCATTAGTTGCAGCTGGTCGTAGTTTAGTTGAAATAGGAGATATGTGGGATGATGTTTGTATTGCTTGTCAAGGTAAGTCTCCTTCTTTCTCATTTAAAAGATATGCTCCAGTAATTATGAAATCTGATGGATATACAAATGTAAATTTATGGATGCATGTATGGGTTGCTAATGGTATTGATGCTTATAAAGAAAAAGAAGGACATGATATCATATTTTTATATGATCCAGGAAATTTAAGTGCAGTTGCCTATAAAGATGGTTCACAATTCTTAAGGGCTCAATATAGAGGTAGTGGAAGTATAAGTTATGATTGGGCAGTATCATGGACAAATAAAGAAGGTATGGGATATGGCAACTATGTGCCTAGATTAAAAGTAAAGCCCTATCAAAATGTTCAAGGTGTTAGAGGTGTTGATGGTATAAAAGATTTAACACAAAATTATATAGCACATGGTTTATTTTATGAATATTTAAGTGATCCATTAAATGCAAAATCTCCTAGAATTAATAAAACATTAATAAAAATTGGAGAAGTGATTGGTATTAGAAATATTGCATCTGATATGAAGACAAAACCAGTTGATGTTATAAAACAGTTAGTAGCTTATTATGATACCGCAGTCAAAAATACAAATGCAGCAGGAATGAATCCATCAAGAATAAAAACAATCAAATCAGGTTTAGCAGACTTAATAATATGGGCAAATAATCAATGAAGTTTAAACAATTCAGAGAACAATCATTATTAGCTGAAGCATCTAATAAGAATCTTCATTTAGAACATTTAGAAGATGAAGTACTTAATGGTGGTGTTAATGGTACAAGAGGTGCTATTAACTTCTTACGATCATTAAGAGATATGCTTGCTGGTAGTTCAAGATCTGCAACTACTGTGACTGTTAAGTGGGATGGTGCTCCTGCAGTTTCAGCAGGAATTGATCCTCAATCCGGGCAATTTTTTGTTGCATATAAGTCTATGAAGAAGCTTTGTTTTACACAAGAAGATGTAAGAGAAAATTTTGATGGTCCACTTCTGAAAATTTACTCTGCTTTGATGGAGCATTTACCTAAGTTAAATATACAGTCTAATGTATATCAAGGTGATGTACTATGGTATGATAATTCACAAAAGAAACGAATAACTATAGATGGTGAAAAATATTTAACTTTTACTCCAAATACAATAACATATGCAGTACCATTAAATTCTGCTCTTGCTACTACAATTGATTTAGCTGATGTTGGTATTGTATTTCACACAACATATAGTACTGGTGGTGCTGAAACAGTTGATGATTTAAGAGCATCATTTGGTGCAGATACTTCTTCTTTTTCAAGAACAAATGATGTATGGGCAATAAATGCAGACTTTACTGATCTTAGTGGTCATGCTACCTTTACTGAAAGAGAAACAACTGTTATAACTAAAATGCTTTCAGAAGCTGGTAGAACTTTTAATCAAATAAATGGTAGATTTTTAGATGCAATAGCAGAGGATAAAAAGATTAAAGTTTTGATGAAGGCTTATATCAATTCAAAGATTAGAGAAGGTCAGTTCATTAATAATATCGATAGAAGTGCAAAAGAAGTCGTGTCCTTTATAAAGGATAGATTAGAAAAAGAAGTATCAAAACTTAAATCACCTGCAGGTAGACAGAGAAAACAAGAAGTTGCAGATGGATACATTAAATTACTTGGTGGCAACGATACTCAATTACAAAACATTTTTAAAATAATGAGCATTATAAATAATGCTAAGCTGTATATTGTCAATAAATTAGAAAATGTGCAGGGAATGACAAGCACATTTGTAAGAACTGACAATGGTTATAGAGTAACAAAGCCAGAAGGGTTTGTTGCTATAGATCGTTTTAATAATGAACGTGGTGTAAAATTAGTTAACCGGTTAGAATTTAGTAGAGCAAATTTTAACGTAGACAAAAATTGGGATCAATGAGTGAAAATTACTTTGGTAGAAATACCTCAAATGATGAAAAGTATAAAGACCTTTATGCTAGTATAAAGCGTATTGCTGAAAAGTCTGCTGAAAAAGAAGCAGTTGGTTTTGAACCAATATCAACTGATCAGACATTAAAAAATGTACAGAATGCTTATAAAGATATGTACAATAAAAAAGAAGAAGAATGAGAACTTTTAGGCAACTTAGAGAATCTACAGCAAAGGTAGCTGTAATCACATTTGGACGTTTTAATCCACCAACAATTGGTCATGCTAAGATGATTAATAGAATTGTTGGTGTAGCAAAACGTAATGGTGGACATGCATTTATTTTTGCTAGTGGTTCACAAGATGCTAAAAAGAATCCGTTACCATATGATGAAAAAATACATTTAATGAAAAAAATGTTTCCTAATCGTCAACATAATTTTTTTAAGTTTGCAGCCAATAAACCTCCTACAG